TAAAGGGTTGCAAATGCCTGTGGACGAACTTATTCCATCTCGGGACAAACTCGCTTATCAGACCCGCGTAGCAGCGGCTGCGGAGCAAGCTCAAGCACAACAGGCTGCACAGCAGCCCGCTGGAGCAGCACTCCAACCTGATGGAGCACCCAAAGGTGGAATGGAATCGAATACAGTCATGAATCGTAGTGGAGGTCAGCCGTGATACGTCCTGACCCATCAGTTGTAAAGGCTCTTTCTATCGCTGTGCGTCAGCATCCAGAGATTCTGGACTGGTTGAAGGCATGGCGTACGCATGAGCTAGAGCAGCTACCATCTGCGATAAACAACGCGGCATTGATGCAGGGGCGATGCCAAGTTTTGGGCGAGATTTACAAGCTCGCCAAAGAGTCCCCTGAACTAGCGGCAAAGTCTCAATGATATGACTCGCCGTCTAATCCACGCATACCGATAGGAGCGTTTCACTATGGCACTTCCAGAGCAAATTCGTAAACAGACCGAGGCAGTTCAAGAACTGTACGCACAACTTAATGGTGATGGAACCAATGGCGAGGGACAAAATCCTCAAGCCGACGGTGGAACTCCGCCCAAAACAGATGCTGCTAACAGCACTCCGACCGCCGACGCGAACGCTGACACGAACGGTGCTACTCAATCACCCGGCGCTGAGCACGCAAGTGGTGAAGAAAAAGGCTCAGAAGAAAATCTCAACCAAAAATACCGTACTCTCCAAGGCATGTACAACGCCGAAGTTCCACGTCTGCATAGCCAGAACAAAGAACTCTCAGGTCGTTTGCAGCAGATGGAGCAGTTGCTGGCAACCATCTCAGCACAACAGTCTTCCGCACGTAACATGGCGCAAACGCAAGTTGACCCACTTGTTACCGAGAAAGATGTTGAGGAATATGGAGAATCGCTTGACGTGATGCGTAAAGTGTCGCGTGAGGAGTTAATCCCTGTTGCTCAGAAACTTGTGCAGATTGAGCGGATGCTTCAGCAGTTGCAGGTTAACGTCGTGCCACAGGTTCACAACCTCGCACAACGTCAGGCTATGACTGTCGAACAGCAATTCTGGTCGGAATTGGCTACTGCCATCCCTAACTGGAAAGACATCAACGAAGACCCAGAGTTCCAATCATGGCTTCTTGAGTTTGACCCAATGTCGGGTATCAGTCGTCAAACCATCCTAGAGGATGCACAGCGCAGCCTCGATGTACGTCGAGTTGGTAGTTTCTTTAAGTCTTGGCTTGAGATTACTGGACAAGCCAATGTTGCTCAAAACACCCGCCGGAATGTGTCTGCTTCCGAGTTGGAACGCCAAGTTGCCCCCGGTAAAGGGCGCAGCACAGGTAACCCAACAGGAACAAACGCCAAGACCTACAGCCCTGATGACATCAAAACCTTCTTCAACGATGTTCGTCAAGGTAAGTACAAAGGGCGCGAAGCAGAGCGTGACCGCATTGAACGCGATATTTTCGCTGCACAGCGAGAAAATCGCATAACTGTAAACGCTTGATTAGAGGAGTAATATCATGGGATTTCCCGTAGCTGCTGGTCGTCCGAATTATTCGGGCAACTTCATTCCAGAGATTTGGTCTGGCAAACTTATTGAGAATTTCTACGACGCCACTGTGCTCGCAGCAATTTCTAACACCAACTATGAGGGCGAGATTCGCCGCATGGGTGACACGGTTAACATCCGTACCACTCCTGAAATCTCTATCAAGACTTACGTTAAGGGCCAAACCCTGAGCGTTGAGAATCCTGATAAGCCAAAGATTCAGTTGGTTATCGACAAAGGCGAGTACTTCGCTTGTATCGAAGACGACGTGGACAAGGTACAGTCTGACGTGAACATGATGGACACTTGGTCTAAAGACGCTTCTGAGCGTATGAAGATTAAGATTGACCAACGCGTTCTGACAGACATTCTTCCAGACATTTCTGCTTTGAACAAAGGCGCAACTGCTGGTCGTATCACTGGCAACATCGACTTGGGCACAACTGGTACTCCAATTGCTATCACCAAGACTAACGTGCTTGACTACATCGTAGACATGGGCACTGTGCTTGACGAAGCTAACTGCCCTGAGGGTGACCGCTTCCTGATTATTCCTGCCAAGATGGCTGGCATGATTAAGAAGTCTGACCTGAAAGACGCATCTTTGACTGGCGACAGCGTGTCTGTGTTGCGTAACGGTCGCTTGGGTATGATTGACCGCTTTACTGTGTACATGAGCCACAACTTGTCTGTGACTTCTGGCAAGTTCAGCATCATTTCTGGTCACAAGATGGGCTTCACTTTTGCCTCTCAAATGACTGAGATGGAGTCTTTGCGTGCTGAGTCTACTTTCGGTAACGTCATCCGTGGCTTGCAAGTTTATGGCTACAAAGTGGTGAAACCTGAAGCATTGGCTCAAGGTATCGTTACTTTGGCATAAACCATGAGGGGCTTCGGCCCCTCTATTGCAACTTTTTAGGAGATTTGAAATGGCGACTATTACCGACTCTTTGGGCTTTAACAAAGGCTCTGCTGGATTCCGTGCCGAGGGCTTGAACAAAGTTACTCGTATGGAAGTTGTTCTTGACTTTGCTGCGATTGCTGCTGCTCGCGCTGCTGCTGGTGCTGCTGCATTGGCATCTGGCGATGTTATTGAAATCATGCCTATCCCAGCTAAGACGCTGGTGATGCGCGTTGGTTACGACGTTACTACTGCCGAAGGTGCTACTGCAACTTTCGACTTGGGTGACGGTTCTGACACTGACGGTTATTTGAATGACATCAGCTTGAACAGCGTAGCGTCTGGCGCTATGGCGCTTACTTTGGCTGAAGCTGCACCGAACACGGTTGCTGGCTACACCAATGGTAAGTACTACAGTGCTGCTGACACTATCGACCTCTTGTTGAACTCTGCCAGCGTTGACGCTGCTAAGGTTCGCATCTGGGCTTTGGTACAAGACTGCGCATAAAGAACGGGGGCTTCGGCCCCCTTCTTACATAGGAGAATACGATGTCAACATTGAAAGCAAAACAACTGACAGCATCCGGTCTTGTGACTGGTAAGCGTGCTTTGTTTAAGCAACTAATTGTGTTCCATCCTAACTCTAGCGATACTGCGATTGAGTTTTATGACCGAACAACTGCCCCCACTGGCGGAGAAGTGCACTATCAGTTTGATGTGTATGGTAAAGGCACAGACAGCATACCGTTTGTAGACCCCGGCATCTTGTTCGATGATGGAATTTACGTTGTGTTTACCGCAGTCGATACGACTGTAACTGTTATTTACGAGGAGGTGTGATGGCTACCAAAGACTCTCGACTAGAGCGGGCTGGGGTATCTGGTTACAACCAGCCTAAACGTACTCCGGGGCATCCGACTAAAAGCCATGTTGTTGTGGCAAAGTCCGGCACTGAAGTAAAGACAATTCGCTTTGGGCAGCAGGGCGTGAGTGGCGACAAAGAGGCGACGGCTCGTCAGAAATCATTTAAAGCCCGCCATGCGAAAAACATTGCCAAAGGCAAAATGTCTGCGGCATACTGGGCGGACAAGGTGAAATGGTGAAAGAAGTTTGGGACAAACCAAGACCTAAAGGACTCGGTAAATCGAAGCCTTTGACGCCAGAGCAGAAAGCGAAGGCGAAAGCGGCGGCTAAGAAAGCGGGGCGTAAATACCCCAACTTGGTCGATAATATGAGAGCAGCAAAAAAGTAAGGAGAGTTGCATGGCACGTTACCTGCGAAATAAACGAGATGGTTTCATTTACGATTACACTGAGCTATTGGCTGAAAACCCAATGGTCGAGGAAGTAACTGAAGAAGAAGCCTTCCCTGAGAAGTTCATTCCGAAGAAGCAAACTGGTCGTAAGACAGGTCTGAAGTTGGAAACTCCTGTGGAAGAAATTCCAGTTGAGCCTCCTGTTGTCAATGCAGAACTTAACGCAGAAGCGTCTAGGGGATTACCCGAATGATACTCAATGATGTAGTCACAGAGGCCCGCCGCCTTATACAAGACATCAGCGCACCGCAACGCTACAGTGATGCGGTGTTGTTGGGCTTTGCCAATCAAACGCTGAAGCGTATGTCTGTATTGCGTCCTGACCTCTTTGCCTATATCGGGGAGATTCCTTGCACGGCTGGGACTGTCATTCAGTCCCCTCCGTCGGATTCCCTTCGCATCATCGAGATTTTCCAAGTCAAAGACGGTGCGGGTGTAACCGAGGTTGACCGTAATTCGCTTGACCAAACATACCCCGGCTGGATGAACGACACCGCTGCTGCGGCTGTTAACTGGATGCGCCATGTGCGCAACCCCAACAAGTTCTTCATCTACCCCAAAGCCCCCGCAGGACAAGTCCTTATCGGGGAATATGCACAGACCCCTCCCAATTACACTGGTAGTCAGACAGTAGAGTTACTGCCTGATGCGTTCTTCCCCGTTGTGGTTGACGGTACTGTGTTCTTGGCTGAGTCGGTTGACAACGAGCATGTGAACTCTAACCGTGCCCAGTTGTTCCAGCAGTCCTTTACTCAAGCGTTGGGTGTAAGTGCACAGGCTAGGTCGCTGACCGACACGGAAGAAGCGGGTCTACCTAATGAACAGGTAATCGCATCATGAGTACTCGCACATTTCTCTCGTTGGCTACACGCCTTGCGGCAAGTGTGCCGGGCTGCCCTCAGCCAATCTTAGAGCAACATATTCGTGATTCAGCGATTGAGACTTGCGAGCGTACGCTTGCATGGCGCTACGAGCAGCCTTCCATTCGCTTGACCCCCGGGGTGTATGAGTACCCCTACAACAACCCGTTGCAGACTGAGGTACACGCTTTTATCACTGCTGCTGTCAATGGCTCACCACTTGAGCCTCTGACTCTTGAGCAGTTGTATATGAAGTACCCCAACTGGCCTGACCTTGACCCTGACCAACGCTCAGACCCTCGGTTCATTTGCCAGCTTGACCCAGATAACTTTGTTCTTGCCCCATTGCCAGACGACACCAAGGCTTATGACCTTAAGATGATTGCGGTTCTCAAGCCTTTACGTACCTCGACTGGTATGGACAAGACCATCTTTGATGACCTAGAGAACGTCATCATGCACGGTGCGTTGCAGCATCTTCTTGTCATGCCCAACAAAAACTGGAGTGACCGTGAGTTGGCTACGTACCATGCCAAGCAATATCTTTCTAAAATAACTGAGCGCAGAGCAAGAGCGAACATCGGTGCGGCACGAGCCTCGATGTCTGTTCAGATGCGCCCTTTCGCGTGAGGACACTATGGCTGCTGATGTCATTCGTTTAGTAAAAGGCGACGAGAGACCAGTCATCGTTCTGACGTTGACCGATGATGTAACTGGTTCGCCTATTGATTTGTCCCTTGGTACAACTACCGTTGTTGTTAAGTTCCGGGAAGCTGGCACTACGACACTACTGTCTACTATTCCTTGCTCAAAGCTCAGTGGTGGAACAACCGGGCAGGTGCAGTTTGACTTTCTAAATGGGGTACTTGACGTAGACCCCGGCATGTATGAGGGTGAGATTACAATTAACTTTAGTGGACAAGTACAGACTGTGTACGACACTCTGCGGTTCACGGTTAGAGAGAACTTCTAATGGCAAATATACGAGCCGCTGCTGTTGCAACTACCGTTCTGTCGGCAGCAGTAGCTGCTTCGACGGTATCTGCTGCTGTTAGCACTCGTAGTATTTCTGCCACCCAATATGTTGCTCCACAGATTACTGTGTCTGCGTTTGTTGTTCCGACTGTTACGTTAGAAAACCAAACAATCAACATTTCTGACTTTCCACAGATTTCGATTGGGCAAGTCACGATTGACATAGCGACAGCTACCGACGACGTGGCGTTGTCGTTTGCTAAGGTATTGACTGATGAAGTTATTGCGACGGATGCAATCAATCGCATGTTCTACGGCAATATCGACTTTGACCCGACTGACCCTGACGCCGACCCAGACCCTATTACCGTAGCAGATGTAGATGTAAAGAACGTAGGGAAAGTCCTTACAGATGCTGCCGCAGCGACAGACGTAAACGCTAAGACTATAGGGAAACCCCTTACCGATACAGCAGCCGTAGCGGATGCTATCAATACCAAACATGTTGGTAAGGCTTTGACTGATGCTGCTACAGCGACAGACGCCATCAACACATTCAACACAGTTAAAGTTGTTGTTGATAGTGTGACGCCTGTCGAAGCACTAACCAAAGAACTTACTCGACCCAATGTTGCTGACTCAGTGACTACGGCGGATACCTCCTTCCGTTCGCCGGGGTTGGGTAAGACCGACTCGGTGGCGGCTGCGGATACATTTGGGCCATTCAATATAGGTACAAACCCTAGCGACGCAGCTACTGCAACGGACGCCGTAAACACATTTGCGGTTGCCAAGGTATTGACCGATGCGGTCACGATGACTGACTTCATCGCTAAGACTCCGGGTTACAACTTTGACTTTGATATTGTTGACGCGGACGCTGACCCAGACCCAGTAACGATGTCTGAGGTAATGGCAAAGTCATTTACCCGCCCCAACATCACTGACACGGCGACTGCCTCTGATGCAGCAGCAAAAGATTTCACCCGTCCTAACGTAACGGATTCTGCGACTATGGCAGACGCAATGGCTAAGTCTTTTGAGACAGCCCGTGCAGACGCCGTGACAGCAGAGGATGTAGCAACTCGAAGCTCTGTGAAGGTTCTGACCGACGCTACGATTGGGGCTACTGACGTACTGGTTACTTCTACTACCAAGGTAGCGACTGACTCCGTAACTGGTTCAGACGCTATCAATGTGTTTGCCGTCACGAAAGCATTGACTGATGCTGCTACGATGGCTGACTCGATAAGC